TTCCGGTTCTTTTCAGTTCCTCGATCGCTTTGTTGCGCGTATCAACAATGGCGGCATTAACGGCGGTTTTCAGAATGTCATCATGTTTGTACGCTTTGTACAGGCTGTCAAAGAAACTGTCCGGCACACCGTTTTCAGATCCTTGAATCAGGTCACGAATGAATCCAACAAATTTCGTATGGTCTTCATCCGTTAACTTCACTTTTTCCCTGAAACTTTTTTCGAGGCTCACAACACGGTCATTTTGTTTTGTCAGTTTTTCCTGCTGTTCACTTACTTTCTTCTGCTCTTGTTCCTGACGCGCCGCCCGGTCAAGCTGAGCTTTCTTATACTCTTTATACTTCTCGGGTTCTTTTTCCGCATCGGGAATTGCCGGAGCTTCTTTGCCGGTAAGCTCGAAATATTTCGCAATGGCATCTTCGGCAGGCATGCCGCTTTTAACGGCTTTGTACACTTCAACAAGCGCCGGATCTTTGCGGAATACTTCCACCATTTCATCCGCTGCGGTTTTTTCATCGGCAAGGTCTTTCGTCAGCTTCTCCACTCTGGCCGATACATCGTCAACGGAAGTGGCATCGGGGAATAACTTTTTCAGGCTTTCCGGCACTACTGCCTGTGCTGCTCGCGCCACTTCCTCCTGTTTTTTCTTCTCCTCTTCCTTATTCTTTTCCTCCTCCGTCGCTGGCGGTGTATTTTTTGCCGCTTCCTCTTGCTTCTTTTTCTCTTCTTCCTCAAGCAGTTTGGCCGCTTCATTCTGTTCCCGCTGCGCCTTCTCTTCGGGAGTTTCCGTTGTTTGAGGAGGTTCGGTTTTTGTGGATGTTTGGTCGTTTGGCAACGGAGTTGGATTTGCTTTATCAAGTTCCGTCATCAAGCTTTCAAACGTTTCGCCTTCATTGATTCCGGATTGGTCAGCCACACCGAAATCAGTTTTATCGCCTTCCATACAAAAATCCTTTCTTATCATGTTCGCTCGCTCTGCGAACGGTTAATTATCGGTTAAACCCTTACCCACGGCAGGTACATTAAAATAGCTAAGGATGTGCAAGTCAAGTAAAAAATTCAAAAATCTTAAAGCGGGAACCTTGTTTCATCCGGCGTGGTCAGCTCAGCCATTTCCTTATCTGCGTCAATGTACTGTTCTTCCGGCGCTTCCTTTTTCTCTTCCTGCTTCTCCATCGGCTTTATACCTATTCGAAGTAATTCAAACTGATACCGAGGAGCTTCCTTTTCGGTAACACCATCTCGATCGCGAGTCGTAATCTCAGAAATGTTTGCTTCTGCACAGAAATATACTTTATCCCCAGCCTTGTAGCCTGTCAAATCAATTGGCATTTCTTTCCCGTCAGTCCAAATTGAAGGATAAACCATTTTTGGTCTTTCTTCACTCCCGACAGGAGCGCTCTTGTATTCTTCTTCTGATTTCGGTTGATAACCAACTTCCTGCATTGCCATACCGTCAAACTTTGATGTTTCCATAAGAATCTCCTTTTATTGTGCTTGCCTGATAAGTGCCGCGGCGTCCGGATCCCCTGATTGAGCAGTCATCTGCAATTGAGCTACAGCTGCCGGATTCATCTGTTGACCTGACAGCAGTGGATTCGTTTTTTCAATCGTCTGCAGAATCAGATCTGCTTTCGGGTGACTCGATAACTGCAAATATTGTTTGAACGTCAACCGTTCGTTTTTCATCAGGTCGACAAGATACTCTTCCATGAGCTGCCGGCTTGCCGGTGTATCGGGGGTATCGCTGACAACAATGTCCCACTGAATATTCCGTACGCGTGTCGGATCATACTGAAGGAGTTTCCTCCCGTCAGGTCTGCGACCGGAAACAGCAAGCATCTTGCTTTCAGTGTAATACTGTGCTATCAGCTTCACCACTTTCAAATCACGTTGACGGCGAACCTCGTAGAATGAATCAAAAAAGTCACGTGTGGTAAGTTCACCTTGAGCAACCTGCTGGTTGTATAACGATGCCGGCGTTCCGCTTTGGGGATCATGTCCCATCACCGGACCGGTCACACCTGTTATTTCTTTCATCTCACCCGATAGAGACATCAACCAGTTGAATATTCCTGCCGGTATTGAGTTTTGTGTTACCTGATGAGGAGCATCTACATTCGGTTTTGCTTTGTAAAAAATAACTCCGTTAAACTTTGTCCACTCGCTGGCAAACATTGCGGGAGTCCAGCCCTGGGGAATCTGCGCTTCATCTACCATCAGCACACCCTTTGCGCTCGCACCGAACATGTAATCGATCGCTGAAACAAGTCTGTTCGAAAGACGTTGCTGATCAATGATATCTTCAATTAAGCCCCATACTTCACCGTCAATAAACTGTGCAAGGCCTAATGTATAGGGGTTGGATTCATGCCAGTAAGGAGTATCGCTGTCGTGTAGAACGTAGCCCAAAGGCGTGAGGTAATAGCAATGCCACACAGCATCGTATTGTTCTTGAAGTGTAACCTCGTCAAACTCGGTTTTCCCCATAATGCGGGCTTCAAGCATTCGCTGCTGATTGATAAATTCAATCTGCTCACGGGTAACATCCATCTCATCATAACTGCCGGTCGAGCGGTCATGTACGAACTTTTTCCAGCGGTATTCTAATTTCCACACAACAATTACCCGGGCCAGCGAAGGATTATCGCTGGTGTAAAAATCAAGATTGTCACGAAGATTAAAACCGTAATTGAGATATTCGTAAGGAAACTCTGCCGCCTTTTGCACATCGGCATACATGTCGCGGATGAATTTTTCATGCGCTGCTGTTTTTGCAAATTGCATAATAACGGCATCTACCGGCACATCGAACACTTCACCGCAGATTCTCAATCCCTGGAACCTTACATCGGTAATATCACTGTTATAAAAAAATCTGGTTGGGTCAATCGGGTCAACGGAAATTTCATTTGCTTTCAGCTCGGGGTTCCATTTGTAGCCTGTACTCCAACCGTAAAAACCTCCAAGCAAGCTTTCCATTACTTCGCTTGCATCAACTTCTGTTGTCTGGTTTGTCCTGCAAGCCATGTTCAAAGCTTCGGTCATCATGTCACCGGCTTCATTGTCGTCACGGTTCACGCCGTACGCCATGCGGCTTGTTTTCGCCTGCCGGAATTGCCCTTTCAAATTACGGATGATCGGGCTGATTCTGTTAACTTTGAATGGTATTCTTCCCTGCTCAATAACGTAATCGTCTTCGGAAATCGGTTCTTGCGTTTCCGGATGTGTCATCATTTCTTTTGGTTTGCCGCGGAAATAATCACGTGAACGCTTTCGCCTTTCACGGAAATCCCGCTGGCTATCCCAACAGGAACGCGCAAGTTCAAGCACATCAAGGCGCTGTTTTACAACAACGCCTTGAGGGCTCACGGTTGCGGTATGTGAAACTTCTTCAGTCATAAGTTCTTTCCCACTTGGGGCGCTACTTCCTATACCCATGCACGTGTGGATACATTTTCTTCCCCGCATTACTGCCGGATGGATTGCCCGTAGAGTTAAAGGCAATTCTTAGCCGCAAATATCCGGCACAGGCATTCTTGTTAGTAAATGTGCTGTCAATACTTGTGATGACTATTGTTTTTCCACCACTGTTCGTACTAACAACCGTACCGAGAGTGCTTGAGGTGTCCCCGATCGTTGCCTTCTGGTAAGCATATCGAATGACTTTAATGGATGAAATATTCACCGAGTCGGTAAACGTAATCGGAAATTGCACCGAATCGTAGTTCCAGGCGTCGATCATCGGACTTGTGTACGTGCCGCTGTTTGCGTACGTTACGCCGGCAAATGTCGATGTTGAAGTAGACGGAAAATTCAACGACGGCATCGGCAGATAAATATCCTGCGCTTGAATGGTCGGCGCTGCGCTGAATGTAAGCACCAGAGAAAGAACGGCAATCAGCGAGATTTTCTGTAGGGCCGAAAAAAGAGATTTCATAATTGTATCTCCTGTATTTTCCCCCTCACCAAAGGGGGAGTTGTAAAAAAAAGAAAAGGGCACTGCGCTCTTTGGAGCGCGTACCCTTTTCGGTTTATTAGAAACTTATGTTATCGAAAAACTTAAATCACACGGTAACCAGTCTGCCACTTATCAATATTGACGTTTGCATTTGCGTGATGAATATTGATTCCCCAAAACATTTGACGCTCCATCTTACGCCTATACTCTCTCAACTGTCTGGCGCGTTCCCTTTCCCATGCCGTCATGTTCCGTTCAGGAAGTTCTTTTGTTGTGCCGGTGGGGATCAGAGAAGCAACGCCAAAAGAACTTGCGAGTAAGGCAATCGAACCAAGCTTTAAGAATGTTCTACGTTCCATACCTTAGTAAATCCTAACCCACTGAAGGCTTTCCGTAAACTGTGCCTTAAATTCATTCTCATCGGGAAAGAAACGAATAATAACAATCTGATCTTTCTGCGTATTCACAGCAGCCCTTTTAACTCTGTCCAACGCTCGAAGTAATTTAGACTGTTCAATGTTCGTAAGTGAAAAAGTGTCTATTTGTTCGTTTCCCATATTTTTCTTGTAGAATCATAATAGCTGAGGACGTGCAAGTCAAGTGTTTTTTTTATCCCCCTCCTCGAGGGGGTAGGGGGAGGTTAAGCATACACTGCGTACCCTCCCTTGCGGGACATAGTATGTTTTGATTTCTCGTCAATAATATTCACAGCGTCCATCTGTTCTGAAAGCCATATCGCACCCGCTCTGCTTATCACCATGTCGTCGTGCTGCCCCTCTACTGCTCCCATTTTCCCATCCGGTTTCAGTTCATACATATCAAACTCATCACAGGCACCCAGGCTTCGTTCCTCAAAACCTTCATCACGCAAAGCAGCGTTTAATTTTTTTATGATGATATCCTTCGTCTGAGTGTTGGTATGAAAGCCAAGCACACCATCCCACTTTTCTTGGATCTGTTCCGGTCGCACACGGTAGAACAAATTCTGGTAATAGTCTTTTATTTCATCCAATACAGTTGTTCCATGGCCTGTTTCAAACCCTCTCACGTTATCCCCGCTTGCTTTGTACAGCTTGTTCACTTCCACGGCCAGAAGCGCATCATAGTACCACCGGCACACCCTGGCAGAATACCATGCAACAAGGTCTTCGTCAAGATGTCCGTGAAATTCGCAGACAACCTCGGGTACACCTCCGTATAAAGTCATTATCCGATCGAGAATCGTCAGTGACGAGTAATCGCTTTGCGGTCTTGTTCCACCGGTATCTAAGAAAGCGCAGTATCTATTCGTAACAATTTTGCCTTTAAGCTTTTCCGGAAATTGCCAGATGTTCAGCGGTCCCTTGGGAGATTCCACGAATCTTATACCTTTCAGAGCATCTTCACCGGTGCCTGCATCGGCCAGAAGATTTCCTGCAGCAATAGGCGGCTTGCAGAATTTTCTCATGTTCAGCACAATGTCCGGTGCAAAAATTCTTGAACCTGTTGATTGAAAAGCTTCTTCTGCCGTTGTGGGATACTCCCTCTGCATTTGCCATTTACTCGGAGCGTTCGAGAGCTTCTCCCTGTACCAAGCAATGTGTTCAACCGTAGCGCCGCTCTCCCACAGGAACCATTCATAATCATCAAAGGTTGAAACGAACTGTGAAACGTTCTTTACCGGAACGTTATAATCGTCCGGATTTTCAAACCATGAAACAAATATCGGTACATCGCCGCTTTTTTTTGCAATGGCTTTCTGCCATGCTTTGTGGAAATATGTTCCAACACCTCTTGCAGTGCTTTCCTTCACCATCATCGTGTAAGGAGCTTCTACAAAAGCGCCTTCCAACACGCTGATAAATTCTTCCGCATTTACTTTCGGAGTGCTTTTCCACAAGCCTACTTCGCTCAAATGAAGCATCTGAAATGTAAACGCAGCTGGCGCATCGGGATTCTCAACAGATCCAACACCGATAATACAACCGCGCTCTTTTATCTGTCTGAAGTTCTGTGAACCTTCCCATGCTTGCAGCACAAGGCGCTCTATGCCGTCAATAACTTTTGCGGGGTGATTGTCGGCCAGGAGCTTGTACATCGCTCTTATGTTGTGCGCCTTGTCCTTCTTATCGCCAACAATCATGCTGTTCCAGTCTTTCCTGTGGAACAGTTGTATCCAGGCCATATAGATCTGCACAAGCGTTGAACCACCCCACTGACGAGCTTTCAGTAGAATAATTCTTATCGGCACACCGGCAAGTCTCATCTTCTCAAGTTCAAAAAGCAGTTTCAGTTGAGGCTTGTTCAGTATGAACTTCTTTTTCGTGGTGGGAATCTCTTCCTTTTTTTCGTCCATCTCCCACGATGTTGTTGTTGAACCGGGCTTTTTCGCTTTGATTGTTACGCACGTGGCGGTCCAGAATTCAAAATCATAATGGCAGCGCACTTTGGCAAAAGTATCTCTTGCCTGAACGTAGGAATACTTTAATGCTACTGCAGCTCGCTCAAGTGTTTTATGTCTTTCAATAAATTGCACAGCAGGGTGAGCGTACATATCCACCGGCACGTACGTGCAAAGAGAGTCATCCAACATTATAGGAAGGCGGGGAATCGGTGAACCACGGCCGGATAACGGGTCATACAAACTGTTAAGGGTAGTCCATCGCTGCTTATTCACCCTCATGACATGTTCTACTGAAGGACGGTTCATCACTTTTTCTTAGAACCTGCCTTTTTCTTTTTTCGGGAAATGATTCTTTGAAGATTTTTTTTCGCTTTGGCGGCTTCATTGGCCTTTGCCATTGCAGTAAACGGGTCGTCATAACTGTCGGGCGAAACTATAACGGTCTCTTTCAGCAATCCGTGATGCTTCATCATTATTTCGTTCGCTTTAAGCGGATCGTGCAATTCAAGTTCTACACCGTACATACCATGCTTTATTTTTTTTACAACCGAGAGTTGGTTGTATGCTTCAGCAGGGTCGCTATGCAAATCAAGCGTGAAGTCCCCTCCCGGAGTCACCTTTATCATTTCGGCTATATTTGCCGATGCAAAGTGACTCATGTTGGCAAGAGTTTCTTCTGCGCTTATAACATGCAGCGAAAGAAACTTTTTTATCACGGCGTTAATGTGGGGCCTGTGATACATTTCCCATCCCTGTTGTCGGGCATTCTCCGGAGTATATCCTGCGCGGTCGGCGGCAATGCGCTGATTCCTTGAGAGCAAATAATAGGCTACAAACAGGCGTTCTTTATCGGTGAACTCCGGACCGGCAAGCGCGGTATCAAGTTGCGAAGCATTTTCAGTATTTTGTTCTTTTGCCATTTTACTCGTTCCACCCTGCCGGCACATCCGGTAAGTCGACGGTTTGATCTTTCAATGAGTGAGTGCAGTCATTCAAGAATTGAATTTTTCCATCAGTAACGAATGAATGACAAATTTCCTTCTCCTTATCGAGACCCGGAGGGTGTTTCGGCCAGTCCACCGTTGCCAGCATTGATGCTCTGAACGTCGGCTTTTCCACATCGCCA